GTGCATGTCGAACTTTCTCCGACGTGGAAAAACCCCAAGGATCGGGCCGCGTTCCTGTCGACGCTGGAAAAGCATGTGTTCCCAGATCTCGGATCGACGCTCATTTCCGAGGTCACGAGCGCGGATATCCGCAAAACTATCCTGAATGCTCGTAAGAAGGCGCCTGAGGTCGCCCGAAAGCTCACGTTCCGGATTTCAGCCGTTTTCAAATGGGCAATCGCCGAAGGCATGCGCGCTGACAATCCTGCGCTCGCAGAGGCCTTGGCATTGCCGCGGCAACCGAAGAGCACTGGCCAGCGGAAGGCGCTTCCCTACGATGATGTTCACAACTGCATTGAGACGATTTTGAAGAGCGAGGCTGGAAAATCGACCAAGTTGGCGATCGAGTTGTTAATCTTGACTGCATGTCGTTCCGGCGAAGTTCGTGGCGCGCGCTGGGAGGAATTCGATCTCGATGCGAGGGTTTGGACGATCCCAGCCGAACGCATGAAGATGAAGAAGCTGCATCGAGTGCCGTTATGCAAGCGAGCGCTTGCCATTCTGGATGAAGCGAAGGAGTTGGAAGACGGAAGCGGCTTGGTCTTCCCGGGCACGAAAAAGGGCAAGCAACTTTCCGACATGACCCTATCGAAGCTGGTGAAAGAGCTGGGCTATGCCGTTGATGTTCATGGCTTTCGAACCTCATTCAGGACGTGGGCTCAGGAGCGAACCAACTTCCCGCGCGAGGTTGCCGAGGCGGCACTGGCTCATCTGGCCGGCGATGCGGTTGAGCGAGCCTATGCACGGTCGGATGTATTTCTGAAACGGCGCAAGATGATGGAAGCGTGGGCGGCATTTGTTGCAGAGTCCCGCAAAGACAAGGTGATTAGGATCGGGTGATGAACTACACGGATGCAGTTCGAAAGACAGTTGTGATTGGCGTTAGCATCTCCCACACCAAGCCAGGAGATCCGATGCACCCTCTCGCCGCGTTCGAGGATCCATCTAAAGAGGCATGGAGTGTCTTTGTGCGAACCCGCACAGGCTTGCTACCCGAGACTTCCTCCCTATACCTGTTCGAAACTGAGGCTGATGCAAAAGCCTTTTTAAAAGAGCATCCTATTGGATCGGAGATCGAGCTAATCAGGCACGAAGTCGATCTCAGGCAGATCAACTTCGTGCGCGGGAGTATCGACAGGAGATTCGCCCCAAGGGGAGGCGGGGGTGATGGAGACTCCCCACTCGCTTTTGATGTGCTCGATCAAGCAGGCCTGAGCAGCTATAGAAGCGGCGTTTCCAAATTGGTCCTCGACGCCGTTGGGCCGAAAAGAATTGAAAATCTGAAAAGCCAATTCGGTGAAAATTGGACAGTTGCAGCGGTCTATGAATATTGCTGCTTGAATTTACCCTCTTCGTCTCCCGCGTACGTGGCTGCCCTATATCAGTTCCACTATTACATAAGACTCGATGATTTTGCCGCCGGATATTTTTGGCGCGACTTGGAAACGCTGGTCCATGGGGTGGAATCCGCTGCGCTGCATTCTCTTGAAATGCGAAAGAAGGCTGGAATAGCCGGTAGTGAAAAATCAGCTCAAGCGCGCCATACGCGGCGTACCGATCTGATGCGGGCGATGGAGAAGGTAGCGAAAAATAATCCGGACATCTGCGAGTTGGGTCCCGAAGCCGTTGCTAAACTGGCGATTAAAATCTGCGCTGACGAAAGTCCCGCGCTCTGGAAGCAGGGTCGCGGTCAGGTGTCGGAATATATTGGGGAGATTCGACGCGGCGAAGCCGGTGGAGAACTGAAGGCAAGGTTCGAAGCAATGTTCGGCATAAAACCGCTTAGGCGGTTGCCACTAAAAGATCGCAGCGCATAAGCGAAATTCCGTATCTAACTATCCGCCTAAGCTGCTGGTGATAAATGCCAAGCCGCCTAAGCTGCGTTTTTCTAATATTCCATTAGCCAGAAAATCACGGCAACTTCCGAGCATGTTCAATGCCCACCAATGGGAGCTACGCATGCTTGAGAAACACCTGAGACTACCTGCCGTTATCGACGTTACCGGCCTTAGCCGGAGTACCATTTATGCAATGATGAGCCAGGGGAGGTTTCCTCGTCCAATAGCGCTAGGCAAGCGCGTAGTTGCTTGGCCGGAGAGCGTGATCGCAAAGTTTTTGCGAGAGCGCGCCACAGCAACTCAAGTCGCTGCTTGAGATCGTTGCATGTTGACCGCCAGCACCGAAGAGCAGATCGAGGCGTGGGATCGTTACGCTGACGCGAAGCGCCGCGCCGATAAAACACTTTTGATCGAGGATGGACTTGCCGCGATCCGCGCGTGGAAGGAGTTCGCGAACCTCTTCCTGCCTGAATGCCGGAAATTGCCGCTGACGCCGCCGCGACCGACGAAGATCATGATTTTCCCGATCCACAAGACCAGACCGCCGGGAGGGCAAGCCACCCGATGAGTTCCGATCTCGACGTGCAATGCCTCCCTTACATGCCGCTGCAAATCGAACGCCTTCGCAAGTCGAAGGCATGGCTGCGCTGCAAGCGAAATCCGGAAATCGCGTTTTACATGGTGAACCTCTGGATGCGAGCCTGGCATGAGATACCCGCCGGCAGCATCGAGGACGACGACGACGTTTTGGCCGATGCCGCCATGTGCTCGCCGGAGAAGTGGGAAGAGCTTAAGGATGACATCCTGAAGGGCTGGGATCGACGCGACGGACGAGTCTGGCACAGCACTGTCATAGAGATTGCGACAGAGGCTGTCGGCAAACTTCGTGTGAACAAATCGCGCACTGCGGCAGCTCGGGAGGCGCGAGAACTTCAACGTCAGCCTTCTGTGACAGACACTGTGACAGAGAATGTCACTGACTCTGTAACAGAGCACGAAGGGAAGGGAAGGGAAGAGAAGGGAATAGAAGATAAAACAACATCTGACGATGTTGTTGCCGCCGCCCCTTCGATTTCTCAGGATTTTGCCTTCGAAGCGCAGTCTATCCGGCTCACTGCAGCCAATCTGGAGCAGTGGCGGAAGGCGTTCCCGCATGTCGCGCTTGAGGCGGAGCTTTGGGCGCTGGACGAATGGGCGGGCACCAAGGGCAACAAGTGGTTCACTGCTGTCAGCGGCGCCTTGGCGAAAAAAGAACGAGCGGCGGTCGATCGCGTCAGCACTGCCGCAGCGGTACGCGATCGAGGAGGCGGCCAACGGCGGGCTGATCCACGAATATGAAAACCACAGATCAGATCCTTCGCGAAAACGGCATCCAGCTTAGGCGGGTGACCGCCGGCAACCAAAAAACAACCTGCCCGAAATGCTCGTCGAACCGGCGCAACAAGCGTGAGCCCTGTCTCTCCGTCCGGATCGATGCTGAAGGCGTCCAGTTCAACTGTCACCATTGCGGCTTCCATGGAGGCGATTTCTTTGACCAACATTCTCGGCCCGGCGGGCGCACTGGCATTCCAAAACCGGCAGATCGACCCTCAGGTCGCCGTTCTTTCCGGAGCCTATACGGGTAAGGCCGTCACTGGCGCCGACGGTAGTACTACCGTCGAACCGGATGCTGCAGGCAACATCGTCGTCTTTCCGTTCATTGATGGCGGCCGGCCTGTAGGTGAGAAATACCGGGCGCCAGGCAAGAAGTTCTGGCAGCGGAGGGGCGGCCGGAAGACCTTCTGGAACGCGGACTGCATGGATGATCCGGCGCTTGAGGAAGGGCATAAGGCGCTGATCATCACCGAGGGTGAGATTGATGGACTGACGGCGATCGACTGCGGATTCCACACGACGGTCAGCGTCCCGGACGGTGCGCCGCCGGTCAGAGATGGCGAAGATCCGGACCAGCTCGACGATGCTATTCCCGACGATGACAGCCGCGGGAAATTCGAGTTCGTCTACAACAACCGTCATCGAATCAAACGCATCAAGCGGTTCATTCTGGCGGTCGACAATGATCCTCCCGGGCGTAGGTTGGCAGCGGAGCTGGTCCGACGCCTCGGCGCCGCTCGATGCTCGTTCGTGACCTATCCCGAGGGCTGCAAAGACCTGAACGACGTGAGGATGATGCTTGGACCGGACGCGGTGGTCCGCGTCATCACGGAAGCCAAGCCATATCCCGTCAAGGGCATCTATCTGCTCTCCGACTATCCGGAGCTCGACGAGCCGGTGACCTATTCGACAGGATGGCCGGACCTCGACGACTATCTCCGCGTCTGGCTGGGCGAGCTGATGGTGGTCACCGGTATTCCGGGCCACGGCAAGTCCACGTGGACCATGAACCTATGCGTCAACCTCGCCCGCAAGCACGGCTGGCGGGTCGGCGTGGCGTCGTTTGAAATCCCGACGGTGCCGGCGCTGCGCTTCAAGCTGCGGCTGGCTGCGTCGGGGCTCGGCACCAAGCAATGGACCCGCGACGACGTGGCGGAAGCAGACGTGTTCATCCAGCAGCACTTCGTCTTCATCGATGCCGATCCAACTGGAGAGGCTGATGACGACATGACGCTGGAATGGCTCCTCGATCGCGCAGCGGACGCCGTCATGCGCCATTCGATCCGGGTGCTTGTCATCGATCCATGGAACGAGGTTGAGCATTACCGGCCGAAGGGTGAAAGCGAGACGCAGTACATTAATCGGGCGCTCCGCCAGATCCGTAAGTTTGCGCTTAGATACGGGGTGCTGGCAATCGTCGTCGCACATCCGACCAAGGAACTCGGCAAGGGCGGCGAATCCAGGACTCCGACTCTATACGACATCGAGGGCTCGGCAGCCTGGTACAACAAACCGGATCACGGCGTCGTCATAGACGTCCCCGATCCAGATCTTCACGAAACGGTGGTTTGGGTGAAGAAAGCCCGCTTCTCATGGTCAGGCCGCAAGGGCGATGTGACGCTGGAATACCTGCCAGAGACCGAGGGCTATCGATCCCTGAACGGCTTTGCTCCGCTCTGGAAGGCGGCGCAGACCGACCATCAGCAATACCGCCAGAGATCTACCGGCGGCGAATTTTGAAATCGATCCGAGGGACGAAGATGTCTGAAAAATGCAAAAAACAGAAGAGCCGACTGGAGTGGCAGCCCAAGATCAAGGTCGAAAAGGTCACCGTCGACAACCCATTCTATTCCAAGGCTCACCAGGGCGTCGGAGCCAACCCGGTGAAGATCCAGGCGCAGATGAATATCCGTGAGAGCGCTATAGTCACGCTCGCTGCCAGGAAGCAGATCAACGAGGCCCAGCTTGCCGCGGCAACGCGCTTCAGGGCGCTATACGAGGCCATGGGCGGGGCAGGGGCGGGATCGTTCGACTACAGCCGTGAGCCGGTCGACGGCGGCGGATCTCGCGAGCCTCTGAGCGAGCAGCAGATCCGAGCAGGCCAGGAGCTGAAGCGATGCAGGGAAATTCTGGGCATTCGGGCCTACGACATCATGAGCAAGGTCGCCGGCCAAGGCTATGCGATCGGTGAGCTTGCCAAGTCGCATCGGGAGCGCACCACGCTTGCAGATTATCTAAAGGATGGCCTCGACGAAATGGCCCGCAATTGGGGCTATGAAAACCGTGGAGATAGGCGCAAGAGCGCGTGACCGCTCTTGCGCCGTTACAACGAAACGGGTATAGATTATCTACAGTCGTGATTTGTGCAGGTTGGACAACAATCTCACCAAAATCCGAGCCACAAACCCCAGCCGTGGACTACCCCCACTGGGAAGAAGATGGCCCCTGCTATCAGGAACCCCCACATCTGTTCCGTAAAGCAGACGTAAAGGTGATTGAGCCAGCCTGCCAAGATGCCCAACACGACCAGAAATCCCAGGAAATTTCCCATTGCGTTCCCTCCGCCCCCAGGAGGGCGGTTTCAGTGACAGTGATAGCCGCCGGTCTTGTGATTGGTATGGCAGCCGTTCTTGTCGAGGCCGCCACCATGAGCGAAAGCGCTGGCTGCAGACAAAGCGAATACGGTCGCTGCGAGAGCGATTCTTAAGACTTTCATTGGTTGATCCCCTCAACTGAATTTACATCTTCTAGTAAATCACGCGCGGGACTAGAAGTCGATTCAAATTCAACTTAAGGGACTCATCCCATGCGCGATAGTTAACTGGGTCCGTCGGAAGCTGCGCAGTATTGCTCCGTCACGACTTATTTGGGGATTTAGGTTTCGAGCCGTTCCATCGTGCAAGCTCACGGTCGATGCTTGCTGCAAGATCAGGGAAGACCTCCCTGAATGGCCGGGCCTTAGCCAGCTCTTCGTCGGTGAGCTCGGGGCTATCGACTGCATCCCAATCCTCTTTGGTGTAGCCGCGCCCCGGGTGAAACTCCGGCACTTGAATGGACTTTCTTGCCATAATGATCTCCCGGCTATTTCTTCTGCTGCTGCGCGAGCTCGTTTGCCTTGTCTCTGTTGTTACCAGCCTTCTTGATGATGTCCTTTGCCTGGTCAACCGTTAAACCGTGCTTCCGCCGGAAATAGCTGAGCTCATAAGGTTGCTCCGCGGAGACCCTTTTGCGGTCCTGCTTCAGTGCTTTCTTGTTGTCGGCCATCGCATCCTCCTAAGCTTGATCTGAGCCGTTCCCGTAAATCGTCATGCATTAGAAATTGCGCGGATCCGGCGGAAAACAAGCGCCGGCTCGGGCGCATGATCCGGCATTCGCAAGCCTCCTTACTAAGGAAAGTGAAAATGGACCCTTCAATTGCTCCGGCCTCTCGGGCCGCGGCGGTGACACCGAACGATACCGCCATTGTTGGCGCCCGCGCCCTTTACATCGGTACCGCCGGCGACGTAGCCATTGCGCCCAGGCGCGACATGGATGCGGTGATCTTCAAGAACGTTTCGGCAGGAACGATTCTTCCTGTCCACGCCGCCATCGTGGCGCTTACCGGAACCACAGCAAGCAATATCATCGCGCTGTTCTGAGCGCAGAGGAATACCAGCCGATCAGAAGGCAGGACCATGACAGGAAGACCGACAAAGTACAGCGATGCGTTGGCAAGCCTCATATGCGAGCGCATTGCAGACGGCGAAAGCCTCCGCTCCATCTGCCGCGATGAGACAATGCCCGGAAAATCTACGGTGTTGGCGTGGCTGGCTGATGACGACAAGAGCGCTTTTCGGACCAAGTATGCGCAGGCGCGCGAAATCCAGGCTGACGGCTTCGTCGACGAGATGGTCGAGATTGCCGACGACGGCACGAACGACTGGATGGAAAAGAAGAACGCCGACGGTGAAACGACAGGCTGGCAGGAGAACGGCGAGGTGCTTCGACGCTCGCAGCTCCGCATCTCGACGCGGCAGTGGATTGCCGAAAAGATGAAGCCGAAAAAGTATGGCGCCAAGGTCGAGCTGGAACACGGCGTGACCGGCGAGGTGTCGCAGCTGCTGGAAGCTATCAATGGTAAAACCCGCGGACTTCCAAGCGGCAGTTGATCAGTTCTCGGACTGGCGCTGGCGTCTGAACAACCTCTACTGGATCACCGACAAGGAAGGCAAACGGGTCCGGTTCGAAATGAACTGGGCTCAGATGACCTTCTTTGAGCAGATGCATTATCTGAACGTCTTGCTGAAGGCCCGGCAGCTCGGCCTGACAACGTTCATCCAGATCTTCATGTTGGACGCATGCGTGTTCAATCGAGACATTCGCGCCGGCACGATTGCGCACACGCTGGGCGATGCGCAGACCATCTTTCGGGACAAGGTCAAATATCCTTACGACAACCTGCCCGAGGGTATCCGCGAAGCAGTTCCGATCGTCAGGGATAACCAGACTGAACTGCTCCTGGGGAACAACTCGAGCATCCGCGTCGGCACGTCGCTCCGATCGGGCACGCTGCAATACCTGCATATCTCGGAATATGGGAAGCTCTGCGCCAAGTATCCGGAGAAGGCGAGGGAAGTTCGGACCGGCGCCCTCAACACCGTCCAGGCTGGTCAGCTGGTGTTCATCGAAAGCACCGCGGAGGGCCAGGAGGGGCATTTCTACAATCTCTGCGAGGATGCTCAGGTAAAGCATCGGCAGGCATCGGCGCTGACGCCGCTCGATTTCAAGTTCCATTTCTTCCCGTGGTGGAAGGAACCTCAGTATTCGATCGATCCCGCCGGCGTCATTATCACCGACGCTTTCGCCAAGTACTTCCGCACCTTGGTCGACCAGGGCGTCACCCTGACGGACGGTCAAAAGGCTTGGTATGTCAAAAAGGCTGAAACGCAGCTCGGGGACATGAAGCGGGAATATCCGTCGTCGCCGGCGGAAGCGTTCGAGGCCAGCGTCGAGGGTGCATACTATTCGGATCAGATGGCGGTTGCCGATGCCGAGGAGCGAATAGGCATCTATCCGCATGTGGCGGGTTATCCGGTCCACACGATATCCGACATTGGCATGGACGACACTAACAGCGTCTGGCTGTTCCAGGTGCTCCCGAGCCGCGTCCGGATGATCGGCTACTTCGAACACACCGGCACCGGCATGGATGGCATGCTCGACGAGCTGGAGCGCCGCGCCGAAGAGCATGGTTACGTCTATGGTGTCCACAACATGCCGCACGACATCCGCGTGAGGGAATGGACGCGGGGCGGCATGACCCGCATCGAGATCATGCTGAAAGAGGTCAAGGCTCGAAACCTCGGTGCCGTCCGCAAGGTCGAGCGGGCTTACGTCCATGACCGCATCAGCGGAACGCGCCGCATCTTGGCGAAGGTCGAATTCGACCAAGCCGGATGTTCTCAGGGCGTGAAGTGCCTGCGCAACTACCGGAAAGAATGGGACGAGGATCTAGGCGTGTTCCGGGATGAGCCCTTGCACAACTGGGCATCTCACGGCGCCGACGCCTTCGGAGGCCTCGCGATCATCTTCACCGGCCTTGCGGCCGAACCATTGAAGCCAGAACCAAAGCCGCTGCCGACGTTCCAGACCATGACCTTCAACGACTTCGTCAACTCTACCCCGACCTATGATAGCGAGCACGTTTGATGAAAAGCAGGACAGGGCTGGCATCGCTGCAGACTGATGAGCCGTGGGATCTGGCGAAGGTCGGGCAGAAGTGGCAGGGCGAGCTTGAGCGGGCCGAGCGCTACTTCAAATCCTGGATCGATCGATGCACGAAGATTGAGAAAATCTATCTGCAGCAGTCGGGGCAGGACAGCACCAGCAACAGCAGCGCCAGGCGAAAGTTCCCCATGCTGTGGGCGAACACTTCGGTATTGCAGCCAGCAGTCTATGCCCGCGTGCCGCAGCCTGTCGTCGAGCGCCGCTTCAAGGACGCTCAGCCGGTGGCGCGGATGGCGTCCGAGCTTGTGGAGCGCAATCTTGCCTTCACTGCGGACGATGCCGATCTGGATTCCGTCATGCGCGCGGTTCGCGATGACTTTCTGCTCTGCGCCCGCGGTACGGTCTGGCTTCGGTATGAGGCTGACTTCGAACCGATCGACATGGGTGTTGAACCGTCGGCGGCAGACGATGACATGATTGGCGAGGAGGGGCTGTCTCCACTCGAGCAGATCACCGACGAACGCGTCTGCGTCGACTACGTGCACTGGTCCGACTTCCTGCATTCCCCGGCGCGCCGTTGGAAGGATGTCACCTGGGTCGCACGGCGTGTCCCGATGACAGACGAGGAGTTTGACAAGCGATTCCCCGAAGGGCGGGCCAGCCTGAACGCCGATGGCCAGGGCTCCCGTCAAGATGCAAACCAGACTGAACGCGCTCAGAACGAAGACAAGATCAACGTCATCGAGATCTGGTGCAAGAGCGAAAACTATACCGTCTGGATCGCCGAAGGCGCGCCGGTAGCGCTTGAGGTTTCCGAGCCGCCGTTGACGCTGAAAGGCTTCTGGCCTTGCCCGCGTCCGGCATTCGGCACGCTGTCGACGAGCTCGCTCATTCCAGTCCCGGATTACGTCTACTACCAGGGCCAGTGCGATGAAATCGATCTGCTGACCAAGCGGATCAACAAGCTGACCGATCAGCTGCGGCTGAAAATCTTCTACCCCTCTGGGGATGGCTCGGTATCGCCGGCGATCGAGAAGGCGATGCGGCCCGAGAACGACACGGTGATGGTGCCTATCCCGGAATGGGCTGCCTTCACCGACAAGGGCGGTTCGAAAGCCATCGTCACCTTGCCGATCGACGACGTGCAAAAGGTCATCGTCGCCTGCATCGAAGCCCGCAAGCAGCTTATCGAAGACGTTTACCAGATCACCGGTATCAGTGACATCGTCCGCGGCGATACGCAGGCATCTGAGACCGCGACGGCGCAGCGTATCAAAAGCCAATGGGGATCTATCCGCATCCGCGACCGCCAGGCCGAGCTTGCCCGCTTTGCCCGCGATATCGTCAACATCGCCGGGGAGATCATCTGCGATCAGTTCCAGCCGGAAACGCTGATGTTGGTGAGCGGCATTCAGCTTCCGACCGCCGCGCAGAAGCAGCAAGTCCAGATGCAGATGCAACAGCAGCAGATGATGGCGCAGCAGGCAGCGGCGCGCGCCCAGCAGATGGGCCAGCCCGCACCGCCGCCGCCACAGATGCCGCCGGAGATCCAGCAGATGATGCAGCAGCCGTCGATCGACGAGGTTGTTCAGCTTCTTCGGAATGACAGCGTGCGAGGCTTCAGGATCGACATCGAGACGGATTCGACCATCGAACCGGACGAGGACGCCGAAAAGCAGCGCCGCATGGAATTCGTCCAGATGATCGGCGCCTTCATTCAGCAAGCCGGCGCGGTTGCCCAGCAGACACCGATGCTCGTGCCGGTCATGGTGGAGACGGCGCTATTCGCGGCCCGGGGCTTCAGAGCCGGACGCCAGTTGGAAAACACGCTGGAACAGGTTGGCGCGCAGCTTGCCCAGGCAGCCACGGCGCCCCCGCAGCCTCCGGAGCCCACGCCTGAGCAGATGATCGACCTGAAGACGACACAGGTCAAAGCGCAGGCGGAGGCGATGAAGGCCCAGACAGGTCTGGCGCAGGCACAGATCGAGGCACCAGACGACGATCGAACGTGCACGCGGCGATATGGCATCGCACGCGATGGAGCAGATGAGGAATGCCCAGGCGCCAGGAGTGATGCAATGAGAGAACGCTTTTGCCGAGTATGTGGCGGATGGCACGAGTTGGAGAAATGGCCCCATAACTGCATGCCAGCGCAGAACGTGGCCCAATCGGATCTGCCGGCGCCGCACTTCATCAGCGACAGCATCGAAATCCAGTCGATGCACGATGGCAAGCACTACACGTCGAAGGCCAAGCTCCGGGCGGAGTATCGGGCGGCCGGCGTGGTCGAGATCGGCAACGAAAAGCCGCAGCCGATTGAGAAGCCCAAGACGGACCGCATGGCGATCCGCAATGAACTGCGGCGGGTCTACGCCGAATACAACGCCTGAACGGGCATCAATCCCCGAAATAGGAACAATCCGACATGGAAGACCTGATTAACGACGCCGGCAACGGCAGCGAAGACCTCGGCACGTCTAACGACAAGCCAGTAAGCATCCGCGACAGCCTCAGGGCGGCTATGGAAAGCTCCGAATCTGGTTCGGCGCCAGCGGGATCTGCAGCCGATCGCCAGCGTGACGAGCATGGCCGCTTTGCCCCGAAGGATTCGGACAAGACGGCACCGGCGCAACAGCAGGCAGCCGCTGCGCCAAAGGCTGCGCAGACGCCAGCCGCGACAACCGCGGCTCCAGCTGGCCAGCAGACGCCACAGGCTCAGCCATCCGAACAGCAGCCGACCGCAAGCGCCCACCGCGTCCCGCCTGGCTGGTCCGCAGAGGCAAAGGCGCAATTCGCAAGCCTACCGCCTGAGGTTCAGGCCGCCGTCGCCAAGCGAGAGCAGGAGGTCGATAACGGCTTTCGTGTCCTGCAGGACTATAAGGGTCTCGAGGAATTCACGACTATCGTGAGGCAGGCCGGCACGACACACGCCGATGTTATGCGCCGGGCGATCGATTGGGAACGGTCTCTGCAGCAGGACCCGATCAACACCGTCATTCACGTCGCCAAAATGGCCGGCGTCAATCTTCAAGCCCTTGTCGCCGGTCAGCAGGACCAAATTCTGCAGCGCCGGCCACAGGCTCAGCCACAGCCAACGCCTCAGCCCGTCAACGTCGAGGACACGGTTGAACAGGTACTTCGGAAACGAGACACTGAAAATCAGGTCAATGCCTTCATTTCCGATCCGGCAAATGTGCACGCCGAAGCAGTTCTCGACGACATGGTCGCCCTTATCAGCGCGGGGCGAGCATCGAGCCTAAAGGACGCCTACGACGCGGCATGTTGGATGCGTCCCGATATTCGTCAGCAGCTGATCAGCCAGGCTGCACCGGCGAACACAGTTCCAGACCAGACTTCCCAGAGGACCGCTGCGGCAGATCAGGCCCGCCGCGCCTCGCGCTCAATCTCCGGCTCTTTCGCCCCTGGCCCAACCAAGGGAGCGGGCGCCGCTCAACCAACCTCCATCCGAGACTCGCTTCGCAGCGCTTTGCATGCTGCGCGCGGTCAGGTTTGATCGAAGGAATGATCAATGCTTTCACCCAACCTCTCTGAAATCGTCAGCACGACCCTGCGCAACCGCAGCGGCGTGGTTGCCGATGACGTGACGAAGAACAACGGTCTTCTGAACCGTCTGAACACTCGCGGCCGCAAGAAGCCTGTTTCCGGCGGCCGCACCATCGTCCAGGAACTGCAATACCAGGAAAACAGCACCTTCAAGCGCTATTCCGGCTATGAAATCCTGAACGTCCAGCCCTCCGACGTCATCACCGCCGCCGAATACGACTACAAGCAGGCCGCGGTTGCCGTCTCCATGTCCGGCCTCGAACAGCTGCAGAACTCGGGCGAGGAAGCGGTCCTCGATCTGCTCGAGCAGCGTATCGAGAATGCCGAAATCACGCTGAAGAACAACATCGCGCTCGACTGCTATTCCGACGGCACAGCCGATGGCGGGCGTCAGATCGGCGGCCTGCAGCTTCTGATCTCGACCTCTCCGACCTCCGGCACCGTTGGCGGCATCAACCGCGCCACCTGGGGCTTCTGGCGTAATCAGAAGTTCTCCGCCTCGGCTGATGGCGGCGCGGCTGCAACGAGCGCGAACATCCAATCCTATATGAACCGGCTCTACATGAGCTGCGTTCGCGGTGCGGATGCTCCGGATCTGATCATCGGCGACAACAACTATTTCCGCCTTTACTGGGAATCGCTGCAGGCAATCCAGCGCATCACATCGGCGGATAAGGGCATGGCTGGTTTCCAGACCCTGCAATACATGGGCGCCGACGTGGTGTTCGACGGCGGCTTCGGCGGCGGCGCGCCGCTCAACCAGATGTTCTTCCTGAACACCAAGTACCTGTTCTACCGCCCGCATCGCGACCGCGATATGGCTCCGATCGGCGACGAGCGCATGAACACCAACCAGGACGCCTTCGTGCAGCTCATGGGCTTCGCCGGCAACCTCACCATGAACAACGCCTTCCTGCAGGGCGTGTTGTTCGCCTGATCGTCACGAGGAGAAGCAAGAAATGTCGATCGCAACCTTCCAGACCGATCGTCTTGGCGCGAACCCGTTCGTCGTCGACGGTCCCTTTGTCCCCGGTTCCGGTGTTCCGTCGCCGCAGTTCGCTCTGGGGTCCAGTACCCTTGGCGACCGGGAAGCCGAGTTCGTCTTCTGCCGCCTCGTCCTGGCTTCCCCGACGACGCTGCAGCCGGGTCAGTGGTTCCAGTGGACCCGTGACTACGACGCGTCGCTTCTGACCACGGCCGCCGCCGTCGTCGGGCAACGCTGCGGCGTTTTCGCTGGCGCCGCTCAGCCGCCGACCATCACGGGTGGCCCGGTCAGTGCCATCACGCTTGCCGCCGGCACCTATTACGTCTGGCTGCAGCGCAATGGCCAGGCCCCGGCGCAGGTGACGACTGCCACCGCAGCCCTTGTGGTCGCCGAGACCACGACGACCGCAGGCGTAGCCAATGCTCCGGCATCGGCAACCGTCGGCACAAAGGCAATCGCGAATGTGAATTTCGCGGCGGCCAACCAGACCTTCACCGCAACGACCGTCAACGGTTCGCCTGTCCTGACAAACCTGACTGGTGTCAGCGTCGGTTCCGGTCCGTTCATCGGCGCCGCGGTGGCTGGCACGGGCATTCCGGGAGGCACGACGATTGCCGGCCTCACCTATAGCCCGAGCGGCGTCATCCAGAGCATCACGCTCTCGGCGAACGCGACGGCCAACGGTACCGGCATTACCGTCACCGCGACGGGTGTGCTCGAAGCGACGCTGATGCGGCCGTTCCTGTCGAAGACCAACTAAGTCACGGCGGGCGCTTCGGCGCCCGTTTCCTTTCCCCGCCATCAACAGCGAGACAAACACCATGGCCGACAACAACACCGGCATTTATGCATCGTTCAGCATTCAGCCCGTCGAACAGCCATTCCTCACTGAAAAGGAAGGCCGCCCGATTTTCAAGGACGTCGAGTTCGTCACCATCTTCATCGCCGGCGACAAGCACACCGAAGTGCAGCGGGTTGCGACCGATCATGACAAAGAGCGCTTTTCCGACGCTTACAAGCGCTTCAAGGAAGGGGCAGAGGCTCGCGAGCAGCTGACGGGCACGCCGCTTTCGCAATGGCCCTATCTGAAGCCCAGCCAGATCAAGGAGCTGGAGTCGGTCAACGTTTACAGCGTCGAGCAGCTGGCAGCCCTTTCCGATACCGCCAAGCAGAAGATCGGCATGGGCGCAAACGAGCTCGTTGCTGCTGCTCAGGCGTTTCTCGCCACGGCCAAGGACGCCGGCGCTGCATCTGCATTCGCCGCGGAGAACGAACGGCTCAAGGACGACGTGCAGCGCCTCCAGGCGCAGATCGACGAAATGGGCAAACGTTTCGATGCCATGGCGAAAGAGCAGGGCGGCTCCGGCCGTCGCAGCGCCGCAGCCTAAACGGGAGATCCGCGCATGTCGCTCTTGACCATAATCCAGAACGTCTGCGCGGAAATCAGCATCGATCCGCCGACCGCTGTCATGTCGTCGGCGGACCCTCAAATTGCGCAGCTTCGCATCCTGTCGTTTCGCGCCGGCCGCGAGTTGATGAGGGGCCATGATTGGTCGGCGCTTGTCGTCGTCAGGAACTTCACTGCTACCGGCGTCATTCCGGAGCCATCGGAACCGCCTGCGGATTGGGATCGGTTCGTCGAAAATTCCAAGATCTGGAATACATCGCGCCTTTGGCAGCTGAACGGTCCAGTCGAGCCGCAGACCTGGGAACGCAACACTATCATCAATTCGCACCCGGTGCCGCAGATCTGGCGCATGCTGGGCGGCAAACTGGCGATCTATCCCAACGATGTCGGCGAAACCCTGCGGTACGAATACGTTTCGAGTTCATGGGTCGCCATCAACGGCGGCACGAGCTACGCCGACAACTGGGCCAATGACACCGACACGGCGCGCTTCCCCGAAGAACTCCTCGAGCTGTCGACCATCTGGCGATGGAAGCGCGCCAAGGGTCTCGACTACGGGGAAGAGATGGCAAATTTCGAGAGGGCGAAGGAGTCGGCGATCGGCTCTGACCGCGCCGCCGCGCCCATGGATATCTCGCTGCCGAATAGAGGGCAGGTGCCCGAGAACTATTGGCCCGGCATCATAACGGTGCCGAACCCATGACAAGACAGCCCGTTCCAGCGAGTGCCGGCAAAACCCGCGTGTCTCCCAGCAAGGATTGGATTGCGCCGATCGGCGGATGGCGCACCGACGTCGAAATGGCGGACATGCCGAAGGATGCCGCATTCCTGCTCGACAATTTCTTTCCGGAGGCCAACCGGGTCCGCGCCCGCTATGGATATCTCGCCTTTGCCACAGGCCTCGGCGCCGACGTCAAGACCGTCATTCCGTATTCCGGTGTAAGCAATCGGCTCTTTGCCGCGGCAGGAGATAAAATCTTCGACATTACGGCCGGCGGCGCAGTCGGTGCGGCTGTCGTGTCCGGTCAATCCAGCGCGCACTGGTCGGCGCAGCAATATACGAACCCGGCCGGCCAGGAATATCTGCGGCTGGTGAACGGTCTCGACACGCCTCTGCTCTTTAACGGCACGTCGTGGACGAACAACTACATCGTCGGGAGCGCAGCCCCGGTAACGCAGAACGTCGCGGTCAAGAACGTCCCGTACACTCTTAGCTTCTTCGGCACAGGCTCGATCACACTCTCCGGGGCCCATGCGGGCGTTCTGAACGGAACGGGGGTCGGCAACAGAGTGACTCTCACATTCACGCCGGCCGCCGGCACCCTGACGCTCACCGTCGCAGGCACCGTCACGAATGCCCAGCTTGAGACCGGCTCCGTCGCGACCCCATATGTTTCATCGACGATGATCACCGGTATCTCAGACCCGTCGCTGCTGATCGCAGTGACGGCCTACCGGTCGCGTCTGTGGTTCATCGAGAAGAACTCGACGAACGTCTGGTATCTGGCAACCGACGCCGTCAGCGGCGCGGCCACGGTCTTGCCGGTCGGCGGCAACATGAAATACGGCGGCACGCTCGTCGCGATCAACGTCTGGACTATTCCCGTTTCCACCGGCCTGCAGCAGTGCCTTGTCCTGATGTCCTCGGAGGGCGAGATCATCGTCTATCAAGGCTCCGATCCGTCCAGCACGACGAATTGGGGGTTGCTTGGCACCTTCAAACTCGGCCGGCCGCTTGGCACGGACAGGTGCATGCTGCCGGTTGGTGCTGATCTTGCGATCATGACCACGGACGGCATTGTTCCGATTACCAAGGCCGTCCAACTCGACCGCGGCGCAACCAGCCTCGGGGCCATCACCGCGAAGATCGGGCCTACGTGGCGCGAGACCGTGGGCGCGATCGGCACGACGTCGGATGAATGGCAACTTTCGAGCTTCCCCAAGCGCCAGATGGCAATCGTCAACCTTCCATCGTCTTTCGGGCCATATCAGTACGTCATGAATACCGAAACTGGCGCATGGTGCCGTTTCGTCGGCATCCCGTCATCATGCTGGGCGACCTGGCAGGACCGGCTGTTCTTTGGCTCGAGCGATGGCACGGTCTATGAGGCAGAAGCTGGCGCCAGCGACAACGGAACAGCGATCGACGCTCTCATGGTGGGCGCCTGGAACCGATACGGCGATGGTTTGGCGACGAAGTTTTCCAAGCTGATCGGCGTGACGGCGCAGATCGGCGTTTCGACGCTGATGTATGCCGGGATATCCGTCGATTATCAGACGAAGATCCCGACCGCGCTTCTATCGTCCGTGGAGAATAGCGCGGCGGCAAGATGGGGAACCGCGGTCTGGGGCGTGTCGAAGTTTCCCGGAACGGTCCTTGCGCGGAAATTCGCCTCTGCCGGCGCGTTTGGTGCGGCACTTGCGCCGACGGTGCGCGCTCTGATCTCCGGCTCCTCAGCCTCGATCTCTGAGGCGGCCGTTGTCGGTGGCGAGGTGCTTTATGAAAAGGGCGCGCCGCTTTGATCGTGTCGGAGCCGCGGGCAGATATCGCGGCCTGGGTCGGGGCCAAGATCGGGGTGTCGTTCGAACCGCCGTATACTGCCCTGGCGCATGTCGATCGCGGCCGGATCATCGCAGGTTATGTCTTCAACGTCTGGACCGAGCATGACGTCGAGGTTTCGCTTGCCGCCGACCGGCTGTCCGTCACGCTTATGCGAGCGGCCTTCAGCTATGTCGTCGAGCAGCTTGGGTGTCGCCGTGCGACGTTCAGGACGCGTGCGGACAACCTTGCTGCTCAGAAGGCGCTCGACAGGCTCGGCGCGCGTCTGGAAGGCCGCCAGCGCGGATATTTCGGCGACTGTGACGCGCTGCTCTATGGAATCTTGAAAGAGGACTTCCCCTATGGTCTCAACGCCTAAGCCGCCTAAGGCGCCTGATCCGACGCAAACCGCGGCGGCGCAGACTGCGACGAACGTGGACACAGCGATTGCAAACGCTGGTCTCAGCCACACCAACCAGTACACGCCGGATGGGTCGCTGGAATACAAGGTCACCGGCTACACGACGATGAAGGACCAGAACGGGAAGACCTATCAGCTCCCGACCTATTCGGCCTACCAGACCTATTCCCCGCAAAACCAGGCCATCTATGATCAGACGCAGCAGACGCAGCTCGGGCTGGCGAAGCTGGCGAACGAGCAGACCGGCAAAATCTCAGGCATCCTCGGGACGAATGTCGATCTCAGCTCGGGGAACGTCGACAAATACGTCAACGACCATTGGCAGGGCGGCTTCAACAATCAGTGGGATCGCGATCAGGCGAGCTACGAGCAGAGCCTGGCCGACAAGGGCGTGACTATGGGCTCTGAGGCCTACAATAACGCGATGAGGGATTTCACGACCCGTAAGCAGGCCGCGGCGGATCAATACCTGGGCGACATGTATTCCAACGCTCAGAACTCGATCCTGACCGAGCGCAACCAGCCGCTGAACGAGATTTCGGCACTGATGTCGGGCTCGCAGATCAACCAGCCGAACTATGTGAACTCGCCGACGACGCAGCTTCCCACCGTCGACCAGGCTGGATTGATCAACGAGAACTACAATCAGCGTATGGGCGCCTATAACCAGCAGGTGGCGTCGAGCAACGCGGCTATGGGCGGCCTGTTCGGTCTCGGTTCGGCACTGCTCGGCGGCTGGGCAATGAAATCCGACCGACGGCTGAAGGAAGACATCCGCCGCGTCGGCACACTGGACAACGGCCTGCCGGTCTACGCCTTCCGCTACAAGGAGGGCGGTCCGATGCAGATGGGCCTGATGTCCGACGACGTGCGCGGCGTCCATCCCGAAGCTGTTTTCGAGGCCGCTGATGGCTTCGATCGTGTCGATTACGAAAAGGCGGTGCTTTGATGGGCTTCATCTTCGGCGGCGACACGGGTCAGAGCCAAGGCGATATCACGGACGCCCGCAAGCGTCTTGCCGCGGCCATGCTTCAGCAAGGTACTGACACCAGCCCGATCAAATCCCCTTGGGAGGGTGCTGCACGCATGGCTCAGGCGCTTATGGGCGGCCTTGCCATTCGCAATCAGGCCAACGAGCAGCGCGCGGCTGACGCTCAGGTGATCTCCGCTATCACCGGGCAGCCTTACTCGCCCCCAGAGCAGCCAAAAGGCTTCCTGTCGTCGCTGTTCGGCGGTGGCGACAAGCCGACCAACCCCGCCGCCACCGGTTCCTCCATGCCGAAGGTAGATGCGTCCGGCAATGTCGCCGCCACGCCGACCAGCGGCGGCTTGCCAGCCTCGTTCCTTGCCGCAGTCGACGGCACAGAAGGCGCGGGAGGCTATGATACGCTCTACGGCCACGCTCAGAAGAATGGCCCCTTTGCCGGCACCGACGTTTCAAAGATGCCGATCAGGGACGTCATCGCCTTCACCGATCCGAGCGGCCCTTACGCTCAATGGGTCAAGGGCCAGATCGGTCGCGTGGCAACGCCAACTGGGAGATATCAGGTCGTTGGCACGACACTCAGGAACGCCGTGGGCGCGCTTGGGATCGATCCGAACGCTCCTTTTGACAAGGATGCACAGGATGCGGTTGGCGCCTATCTGGCGCGTCAGAGGATCGCTTCCGCGAACTCACTGCCGGCTCAGATCGCCGCCTTGAGGGAAGAGTGGCACGGGTTCAAGAATGTCCCCGATGAGCAAATGGCGCAGATCATCGCCGATTTTCAGTCCGGCGCTCCCGCGCCTCAGGTTGCAAGCGTAACCCCGCCCGCGCCACCGATGCCGGCACCAGCTCCGAATGAAGTAGCAAGCCTTGATCCGTCGGTCGGCATCCCCATGCCGGGCGCTGCCGGTCAAATGCGTGCCTCCGATCCGGCGCAAGTCATGCCCCCGCAGGGAGGCCCCCAAGCCGCATCGCCACCGCTGCCCAGCCGGGACGTCGGCCCAACCCCTCCCGTCGCCGGCGCTCCCGCTGGTCAGCCGCCCGCGCCGCTTCGGCTCGCCCAAGCCCTCGACAATGCCCCGCAGCAGGCGCCGAACCCGATGGCCAACCCGCGCGCCCAAGCTCTGGTGCGGGCGATCATGAACCCGAATGCCTCGCCGCAGGTGAAGGCGTTGGCGGCGCAGTCGCTGCAAGCACTGACCAAACCGACGGAATACGGGTTCCAGGTGTTGCCCGACGGTACCGTGCTGCGCTCCGATCCACGCAGCGGCACGCTCACGCCCGTTTATCGCTCGGAAATGTCGCAGGCCGATCAGGCGAAGCTCGATTTCGAGCGCGAGAAATTCCGCCAGGAGCAGGAAAATCGCAGCACGCTCACAGCAGCAGAGCAAGCGAACATCGATCTCGAGCGGCAGAAGTCCGACTACGAGAGAAACAAGCCTGTCGTAGTGCAGCCCGGCGAAACGCTCTTCAGTCCAGGCCAGGAGCGTGTCGTCTATCAGGGCACCGGCTATAAGCCGGAAGACGTGTCGAACCTCCGCAAGGAAATCCAGAACCTTCCGACGTACAAATCGTATCAGCAGGCGGCGCCGGTCTACCAGTCGATGATCGACACGGCGAAGACCGACAGCAAGGCGTCTGACCTGAATGTAGTTTACGGCTTGGGCAAGATCATGGACCCGAACTCGGTTGTCCGTGAAGGCGAAATGGTCATGGTCAACAACACGGCCAGCCTGCCGGACTGGTTCTCGGGGATAATCAACAGCGTCAACGGTGGCCAACGGCTCACTCCGGAGACGCGCCAGGCAATCCTTGCCGAGGCGCGCAGCCGCATGGGCGCCTATCGAGGAGCACTCGACAACGACATCGGTCAGTATCGAGGCATCATCAGCCGCCGCGGCATGAACGAGGCCGACATCCTGCCAACTCTCGGGGATATCGCAGAAGTGCCGAGCCTTACGTCGCCGCCGGCGGCTGACGTCGGTCCGCCGCCCGAAGGAGTGCCGGCTGACGTATGGGGCGCGATGACGCCAGCGGAGCGCAAACTATGGCAGAAATGACACCTGAACAGCAGCAGGCCCTGGCAATCGCGTCCGCGCGCCTGCGGCTTCAGAACCAGCAGCAAGGACAGCCGGCGGATGACGCCCTTTCAGTTGCCAGAACTGGTGTCGGTGGCCTGATTGAAGGTATTCCAATAGTTGGGCCGATCATCCGCGGCGGTACCGAGCGGGCTGCAGCGGCGACGCTCGCGGCGTTCTCAGACGAGACATACGATCAGGTCATGGATCGCATCCATGAGGCGAACAGAGCTGAAAAAGAAGCGAACCCGATCGTCGATAAGGGGGCGCAGATAACCGGAGCCGTTGCGGGGACTATTCCGGCGATCATGGCTGCCCCCGCCGCGTTTGGTGCGGGCGGCGGAAGCTTGGCCTTGCGTTCTGGCATCTCCGGGTTGACGGGCGCGACAATCGGCGGGGCTGACGCAGCCGTTAGGAGTGAGGGCAATCCAGATGAGATATGGCGCGGCGCGAAGCTGGGCGGCTTGTTTGGATTGGGCGGACCTTTGGCCGGCAAGGTCATCGGTGCCGGAGCTAGGTCGCTTGTCGATGCTCTCCGCACGCGCACGGCGGCGAAAGTAGCAGGCATGGACCCGCAGGCATTCGGCTATTTCCGGCGCGCGGTAACCGATGACGGCCTGGAAGCGGCGACGTTGCCGCGCAGGCTGATGGAAATGGGTCCCGAGGCCATTCCTGCGGACCTTGGCCCGAACCTTCAGAAGCAGGCCGGGGCGCTTGCGGCAACGCCTGGAGAAGCACAGGCGACTATTCGGACCGCGCTCACCGATCGCCAAGCCGGCGCAAACGCTCGCATTGGTCAAACCATCGATGAAACGACCGGTCGAAATGTCATCCCATCCCAGATCCAGGCAGATATCGCCGCAAACCAGAATGCTCATTCGCCGCTCTATCGCGAGGCATTCCGGGAGGCCACGCCGTACAATACCGAGCCGATTGCATCCGCCCTCGAAGCCGACATCAGCCGGCTGCGCGGTCCCGCTCAGGCGCGGTTGCGGCAGGTTAGAGGCATGCTGAACATCGCGGATTCCAATGTTCTGTCGACCGATCCTGCAGTGATGTTCCAGACTCGTCAGGCGATCGACGGCTTGCTCAAGACGGAAGTTGATCCGAAGGTGATCTCCGCATTGACCGAAGCTCGTCAAATGCTCGACGACGGTCTCACTCGGGCAGTTCCTCGCATCAAGGAAGTCGACGCCGGATATGCCGAACTTGCCCGTCAGGATGAAGCGCTAACACGCGGTCAGCAAGTCCTTGACAGTGGACGCACAGCGCCCCGCCCCTCCGAGTTGGCAGCAGAGGTCGAGCAGGGCGTTCAGCCGCAAGGGATGCAGATTGGACCGTCTGCGGTCCCGCTGCGTCTGTCGCAGGGCGCCCGCGCCGAGATCGACCGCATAGTCGGTACCAACTCCAATGATATCGTCGCCATGAACAGGCTGATCAAGGGAGAGGGCGATTGGAACCGCGCGCGCCTGGCTACCTTGTTCGGCCCGGAAAAAGCGGAACGGCTGTTCAAAGTGCTCGAAAATGAGCGCATCTATGCCGATACGGCTAACACGGTCACGCGTAACAGCGAAACGGCAGCGCGCATCGCAGCTCAGAACGAGCTAGGCGGCGGCGCGGGGAGTTTCGGCGTGAAGGAAGCTTTCAAGGCTGGCGGTTTCCTTGGTGCGGCTCGATCGGCGGCTATCGACAAGGTTGACGACATTGTGAAGGCGCTGATGTCGAGCAACACCGGGAACGTCACCCGCGAGAGCCTGGCACGGGCACTTATCGGCGAGCAGCGCGAAAAACTGGTCGAAGGGCTGATGAGAGGTCAGGCGATTGGAACGACGCCTGCTCTAGTCGATCCGGTCGTCAAAGCCCTGCTTCTGAACGCCGGTACCTCGCGGACGCGATGAAGGGTCGACCCAGCAAATAGCAAGATAGAGCAGGGCAGCGAAACAGATGCCAAGCACAAACCCCGCGTCGAACGACCCGCCAAGGGCTCTCCCGATCCCGTCGACCGCCCAGTTGATCGCATAAAGGACTGCGGTTGTAAGGGCGATGCAGGTGATTTGCAGAACTCTCAGCATGGCGCAACCAATACTACAACCGTCGAGGCCTCGCAATTCGCGGGGCCGTTTCTTTTGGAGATGGTGAATGCCCAGAAATCCATCCACCGGCATCTATTCAAAGCCCGCCGGCACAACGCCGTCTGTTGGTCAGATCATCGACCCCGCGCCGTGGAACCAGTTGACGTCCGACCTCGGCAACGAAATCACCAATTCGCTCCCGCGCGACGGCTCGGCGCCCATGGTCGCGCCACTCAAGGCGGCAAGCGGCACGGTTTCCGCGCCGGGCCTCGGCTTCGCTTCGAACCCTCAGACCGGCGTCTATCTCAAGGGCGGCGATCAGCTGGGCTTCACGCAGAACGGCGTCGAAGTCGGATTCGACAAGACGTTGGTGTATGCGGCCAAGTCAGGCGATTACACAGCGCTTGCGTCCGATGATAATGCCGTTCATCGCTTCACGGCCAGCGCCACGCTCACTCTGACCGCAGCGGCAACACTCGGCGCCAACTGGCACTATGTCGTCCTGGCGGATGGTGGCGATGTGACGATTGATCCGAACGGTTCTGAAACGATCGACGGCGCAGCAACACTGATCGTGAGGAATGGCTATTCAGCTACGATCTATTGCACCGGATCTGCGTTCTTTACCGACAAGCTGATCGCGAGGCTTGATGCAAAGGCCGATGCCTCGGCTGTGGGGAGCTTCGTAATCGGCGGCGTTCTGTCAAACAATGCGGGCACCCCGAATACGCATATCGACATAGCAGCGGGCTCATTTCGATCTGGCTCAGTTTTTGTCTCCAGCGGTTCAACGTTTACGAAAAGGCTCGACGCCGCGTGGGCCGCGGGATCGGGGAATGGCGGCCTCGATACAGGAACGAAGGCCAACAGCACCACCTATCGCGTTTGGCCCTTGCGCAAGACAACTGACGGCACGGCTGATTTCATTTTTTCCACGTCGACGACTGCTGCCGGCGTCAACGTCCCGGCCGGCTATATTGTCGTGGCCCCAAGCGGTCTCGATATCGGAATGATCCTCACCGACAGCAGTGGGAACATCATTCGTTTCATCCAGGACGGAAATCACTTTCGCTGGAATGTCGCGACACTTCCAAACGACCTATCAACCACCGCCAGCAGAACGACATCGTTGCTGACATGCACATTACCTACCGGGCGCCGCGTGTTGGGGCTTTTCCAGATCTTCACAGGAACGAATGTCAACGGCACAGATGTCATCATGGAGGTTGCCGATGGCATAAACTCTAATGTGACGCAGTTTATCGAGAACTACGGCTCAAGCGGCAGCTCTCGCATTCGATTGGCCGTGGAACAGTTCACTAACATTTCGGCACAGGTGAACGTCGGCTTAACATTAAGCCCGGCCCCGTCCGCGACTACCAACACGTTCCAGACGCTCGGCTGGCTCGATTTTCAAATTCCACGCATCGGAGGCTGATAAATGTTCATCCGCAGACAAAACGGACGTATCGTCGCCGCGTCCAATTATCAGCAGTCAGACATCCCCGACGAAATCCCGGACGACGACGCGGAGATTATCGCTTTTCTCGACCCTCTGCCCGTAATCACAGCGGTCTCCGCTCGGCAATTCCGATTGCAGCTCCGACGCTCCAAGTTGCTCGACGCGGTCAAGGCATGGGTGGCGCAGCAGGACGGCGAGACGCAGGATTCATTCGAGTACAGCCGCGACTTCGTCAAGGAAAGTCCAATGATGTTGGCGGGATTCGCTGCAATGGGCTTCACGCAGCAGCAGATCGATGAATTCTTCACCGCGGCCGCCAAGCTATGAGCGCGTCGATCGTCCGCTACATCGCCTATTGGCCTGCCAACCTCGCATTCGTGCTGCTATCCTATCTGTTGTCGCCCGCCTTGGCGGCTTTGTCCGTTCTGACCGGCTCGCGACTGCCTGGCGTCCTGCAATGGTTCTCTACGCTCGACGCGGATCTGGATGGTGGCGTGTCGCAGCGGGTGAGGGGCTATGAAGCTGGACTTACCGGCTTGCGCCTTTGGTGGCAGCGGACATGCTGGATATGCCGCAATCCTGCCCACGGCTGGCAATCGCGGTTGCTCGGCATGCCGGCGGCCGGAACGGTCATCATCGAGCAGCAGATCAGCGAAGTACCTAAAAATCAGTGGTACGTCATGGAGACGGCGAGGGGCACTCGCTTCTTCTGCTGGAAGCGCGATCAGCCGCTGATCGGTGGTTTCTACCTCAAGATCTGGCTCGGCTGGGTGAACAAATCCTACGACGGCCGAAACCACCATTACGCTTTCCAGCTTGCGCCTAAGCGGCGGTAAATAACCTCACAATAACCTCACAATTGAGCCGATCTTGGCCGCTCATACAGGCACCCTAGCATTTCACGTAAAGCATGTAGCTCCGGGCAGGGCGACCCTGATCGTTTGTGCCGGTCTCGACGACAGATTCCTTAATGACGCGACCTGCAGGGCATAGTGTCTTCAGATAATTGAGTGCGTGTCGTTCGCGGTCTTCTTTGTCGTCCGGATTGTACCCGACGTCGGGTGTGTTGCTCATTAGGAGAGCGTGGTTCGCTCCGGGGACCGGAGCGGGGGTTACCTCGAGTTCACCGCTCTGCGTCTGGCACCCTGCCAGCGCAACCGATAGTACCAGTACAAGAGCCTTTACCTGCATGAACGGGTCTCCTTCCGAAATCGGTTGTAGATCGGGAAGGCATTCAGAAACAAGCTCGCCTCATAGGCCAGTCACCCACAATTTGGAGCTTATCCATGCTCGTCCACAACTGGCGCGAGGTGCTGAAACGCGCCTGGTCGGTGCGGCTGATGGCCTTGGCATTCCTCTTCATCGTCATCGAGCCGATCTACAACTTCGTCTCCGCCACCTGGGTAGCAAGGAACATCTACATCCAGCTCGGTATGTCGGCACTCACCGGCCTCCTCGCCGTCGCCGCGATCATCGCCCGCATCTTCGTTCAACAGAAAGTTTCAGGAGACCTGAATGGCAAACCGCCTGCAGAAGGGTAGTGCCGCGGCTGCAATGGCTGTTGCGCTCGTTGGATCGTTCGAAGGGCTCCGGCAGAACGCCTATCCTGACCCGGCCACCCAAGGCCAACCATGGACGATCTGCTACGGCAGCACGAACGGGGTAAAGCCTGGGGATTACAAGACGGTCGCCCAATGCAAGGCGCTTCTGTCGCTCGAGCTGCAAACTTATGCCGCCGGCATCGAACGCTGCGTCAAGGTTCCGTTGCCGGATGCGCGCTTCGTCGCCCTGACGTCGTTCTCCTACAACGTCGGCATCAAGGCGGCTTGCGGCGCGAGCGCCGTCAAGCTCATCAACCAGGGCAAGACCGCCGAAGGCTGCGAAGCCCTCCTGAAGTGGAACCGCGCCGCCGGGATTGTCTTTCCCGGCCTGACTCGCCGCCGGCAGAAGGAACGTCAGTTCTGCCTTGAGGGCATCTGATGTTCGGGATCATGGACGGAATCAAGCTCGGCGCCGGCGTTCTGGCCGGACTCGCAATCTATCACCTCTACGCCGTGACGATCGGCTATCCCTCCGCGGCGCGGGAGGCGAGGGCCGGATATGTCCTCCTGGCCGAGAAGACAGCGTCCGACGCCAAAGCCGCCGAGATGGAGCGCCAGCGCAACGCAGCCGCCCAAGCGACGGAAGAGCACCGGAAGCGGCTCGAAGCCGCCCAGGCCGCCGAACAGGCCGCCAAAGACACCCTCGAACAGGAAATCTCCTCCTATGAGCGTCAACTCTCCGAGAAGAACCGCGCTTGCGCTGTCACTGCTGCTGATCGTGACTGGCTGCTCCGCCACTGAGCGCCTGAACCGTGCGGCTACCACCAAAGGGCAGGCGCAAGCCGGTGTGCTGCTTCCGCCGCTTCCCGATGATCTTCGCCGTCAAGAGCCTCACGCGCCGATCGTGGAAGGCCAGCCGGTGATTTCAATCCTCGCCCGTGAGCGGCAAGCCCTCGATCGCGCAAACGCGCGTCAGGGGCGAACCGTCCAGTTCTATGATGATCTCATTTCGAAATACGGGAAGCGCCCATGAGCCTGTCTCTATCTCTCTCCTTATCCATCACGAACCAGTCGGGCGGCGGGGGAAGTGGTGGTGAGACGGTTGGTGTTTTGGTGGCGAACAGATGCCAGATCGCCAATATCCAGTCTCCATCGCCAGTCACAGCTAACTTCACGTCGAGACGACACCACTACGCGTCTTCTGAAGGAGATATCTACGATTTCCACTGTGTGGACAGTGGCCTGCGGCTTACGAGTGGTGTTTACGCTGCAGGAGTTTCTAGGACTATCAAACGTTACATTGAGTACCCCGAGGGGGTCTTCCATCAAGTTAAATGGGCGGGAGCATCCACGCTGACCATAGTAACGGCTGCGGTTAATTCGGATACGATTATTTCGTCGGTAACAGGACTGCCTCTGCGTATCCCAGCCGGGGCAAAATTTTGGGAGCGTACAGTCAATCTGAATGCCTCAGTGGCCAACTTTCCGTATATCCAGCTTCCGGCGTCGGCTGTTGCTCTCGGCATTGACGACGGTAATGACGTGGCCGACAAGGGCAACAGCGGCACCATCGCACCCTCGACTGGACAGAACACGTTTGGGTCGGCGGCTTTTGTCGGCACAATCGGCAAGGCCAATGCCCGTAGTTTTTGGGTCTTCGGCGATAGTCTTGTATGGGGAGAAGGTGACGAAACAGGCGTCGGGGAAAAGGGGGGGAATGGATACGTTGCACGCCTGCTGGATCGCTTCGGCTATCCATATTTCAAGGTTGCCGAAGGGGGCTGGCAGGCGTCACAAGCGGCGACAGGAACGGCATCCATTGTGGCGCTACTCGATAATATCCCCTTCAGTGATTTAATGGTTGAACTTGGCGTTAACGATCTCAGGCTTGGCAGAACCAAGGCGCAGATCGAAGCTAACTATCAGACAATTTATGGATTGCCAGCAGCAGCTGGCGTCCCTCCAGCCCGTATTTGGCAGACGACAATCACGCCGCGCAGTGACAGCAACAACGGCTACGCGGATGTTGCTGGTCAGACGCCAAAGACCGATGGCAACATGGCAGACCTGACCCCACTCAATACGGACATTCGTGCGGGTCTTGCGAATGTTACGAACGTCCTGGAAGCAGCAGACGCTGCGATGTCGGCACGCGACAGCAATGTTTGGGGTGGACCATTCCCTCCGGTCAGCGACGGCACGCATCCTCTAACGCCGAAGGCCGCCGCAATGGCCGATCTGCTGACGCTGTGATATCAGCCTATCGCACCAGGAGCCCTACGACATGCGTGAAGTCCAAGCCGCGTTACTTCTGATTAGGGGCGCCTACCAGCTGCGACCCGCGTCGAAATCGTCGCGCTCTTCTTCGGTCATTTGACGGTGAACAAACTTGCCGTCGATGACTTTGCGCATCACGTGGCCTGCAATTGGCATCTTCGTGTTGATGTCTGTGACCGGATCAGTGACGACGGCATAGCCCCACTCGTCTTCCTTGCCACCATTCAGGTAGATCATAAGAGCCCGCTTCAACGCGGCCAGAAAAGAAAGAAATATGCCTTTGGCGGTGTCGCCGAATGTCGTGTCGCGCATCGATGTCTCCCCAGCAATTTGGGGATGATCTAAATCGGTCAGGAAGACAATCGTTACTTTTGAGGGTGCAGCAAAACGAGCCGGGCTTTTTTGGCATTTGGTTAACCGGATACCCCGCCGCCCCATCGCTGCGATGTCACGGCGATCATCACCAGCGACATCCCAGACTAAACGCGGACAAGGCGCCGCAACGGCCTTAATTGAAATGAAACAGCAGACAGGGCAGCGGACTTGATGGCGACTTCCAACGATGACATTCTCCGCGCCCTTGGGCGGGTCGAGGGCAGACTTACCGGGATCGAGGAGAACGTTTCTCTCCTCCGGGAAGAAGTCAGCGACGAGAAGCAGAACGCTCACGAAAGCCGATCGGTGATCCATCGGCGGCTCGACGAGCAAGGGGCGCAGATCAACCTTCTCGATAAGGCCGTGGTGATAAATACCGGCGTCGATGCCCAAGTTCGAGACGAGCTGAAAAGCATAAAGGAGACGGTGCAGAAAAATAATGAAGCCGTCCAGCCAACGCTTGAGGAGTGGAAGCGCCTCAAAACTCTCGGCTATGGGGTCTCAGGGCTTATCGCCTTTGCTGGCCTTACGATCGGCGGGATAATTGCCTCTGCCAGCGACGGCGCCGTAGCCTGGCTGAGGCACTGGTTGAAGATCAACTGACCGATTGCATTTGCTTCTGCGGCGCTCGATGCGAAAAAATGCCCCGCCGAGACGGGGCAAGTTCGTTGACAAACACGGATCGCACAGGAGGAACACCCGTGCTTTCCTGCTTACACAACGAAATGAGATCAGTAAGGTTCCGCGTACGGTTTCGGAACTAGGATCTTCCGCTACTCGCACCCGCTGCCTACTTCATTACGCTTTCGATTTCCGCCAGCCTGCCGTCGTAGCTTCAAATTCCGAGCAGAACCAACGTTCTCCATACCGTGGACTGATCTTGGTCTGTGCGTAGTATCGCTGCCCTGGCACGTGGAAGATGCGTTCGCCGGTGTCGATGCTGATATTGCCCTTGATCCTGCAGGATTGTCCGGTGCCGCTAGAAACGTTCCATGAAGCGAGCAAGTCGCTGATGGTCATGCCGCCGGCTGCACCAAACGCAAGCGCGCCGATGACCAAGCCCGGTGCCCTTAACAGCACGGATTTCTTCTGCGGATTGCGATAACTGTGACGCATGCCCCATCCCCGTCATTTCGCGCGGAGATTGTAACCGCGTTAGAGCGCCGCGAACATCTATCCAAAAGGCTTATCTCGATCCGCGAGCGCGGGGCGCGTCAGCTAATCGCACCAGTCATTCCGTTGCCTCGGGTTCCAGGCCCGTGCGAAGCCTTCCTGCAGCAGCTTCTTACCGATCTCTTCCCCATTCGTTCGATAGATGTTGACGAGCGGTCGGTGCGATGGCGTCCTGTCCACGGCACCGCTGAAGACGACTCGCAAGCCTTTTTCAGTCAAAAGCTCTTTCAGCCTTCCTTTGGCGATCAGCGCCAGCTTCCGTTCCTTCATGCACTTGGCATGACTCCCGATCTCCGGCGTATCGATGCCCGAGACGAACGGAACACCTTCCCCCAGCAGTCGCATGTTCTGCCCATCGCATTTCACTGTGTCACCGTCGACGGCCGTCAGCGAGGCGCAGAAGATCATTTCAGCGATCATCCTTGCTTCCTCGCATTCCATTTAACCGCATCAGCCGGTGATAGTATTCCTCGACCTTTCGAATAGCCTCCCGCAGTTCAGCTTCGAATCCTTGCTGAGGCGTTAGCCTTTGGTGCACACGCGGGCCAAGGCCGCTCCATTGCCACATTCCATTCTGCGGGCCCCCGCTCTCCATCCGAATTCTGCCGATGATTGTCTGCCCGTCATAGCCCAGCCAGTCGAGATCCGTCGGCTGGTCGCTTTCGTCGATCTTCGTGCCGCGCCATTTGTAGAGGGGATGGTACTTAGTGGCCATGTCCTGGAACATCGCCTCAGCCGTCCAAATAATCAATCCGGGTGAGTTGCCTTTTAAGCTGTTGCTGATGTCATTGCGGCATGACAAAGCCGCCATGCAAGCCTGCAAAGCCGCTGCTCGGTGAAGCCGAAGCGCCGATCCGCAGCCGCCCCCGTAAGAAGCGTGACCCAGCCCAGCATCAACTTACCCTCGACCCGATGCCGGCGCGCATCGATCCGTGTTTGGCGTTGCTGAAGCCGCGGCCGCCGAAGGGCCGGCAGTGGGCATTTGAGGTGAAGTGGGACGGGTATCGCCTGGCGGTCCATATAGAGCCAAAGGGCGTCAGGATCCTGACCAGCGGCGGGCATGACTGGACTGATCGTTTTCCTGCTATCGCAGCAGCGGCGAAACGCCTTCCGGTTTCGACTGCGATACTGGATGGCGAGGCCGTCGTGTTCGATGAGCTGGGCCGATCGGACTTCGGGAAGCTTCAGCAGTCGCTCGGCGGCCGCGGCGGAAAGCGGACATCGTGGGAATCGGTCTTGATGGTCTTCGACCTCCTCTACCTCGATGGCCATGACCTCACCGGGACAGAGCTCACCGCGCGGCGCCACCTCCTTGAGGGGATAGTGCCGGCCGGCGGGGAGGAGGCTATTCGTCTCTCCGAGGAAATCGAAGCGGATGGTGACAAGCTCTTTCGCAGCGCCTGCGAGCATGGGCTCGAAGGCATTATCGCCAAAGACCGGAACAGCACCTATCGCGGCGGCCGCCTCGGCGACTGGCTTAAGATCAAATGCATCCAGAGCGACGGCTTTGCCATCGTCGGTTATCAGCGCTCAAGCGTGGCGTTCGGGAATATCGGCGCGCTCCTGTTGGCTGCTCGAAAGGGTGGGGAGCTTGTTTACGTCGGATCTGTCGGAACGGGCTTCAAGGCAGAGGAGGCGATGAAGCTTCGCGCCACAATGGACAAGATCAAGGCGACGAAGCCGGCCGTCAAATATTCCGGCGGGCGCAAGAACCTGATCTGGATCAAGCCGAAGCTGGTTGCCGAGATCGAATATCGGGCATGGACGCATGACGGGAAGCTCCGGCATGCAAGCTATAAGGGGCTGCGTGACGCTGCTGATAATGCAGCGGTTTATGAGGTGGAATAATTCGCAGCACCGTCGTGGCCTCTTGCTATCTATTGGCGCAATGAATAATTCGGTCGCTTCGGGTGCGAGGGGTATCGATTGAAGAAGTGCTCAAACGTGAGGCGTCACTGGTTTATGCTCAGGGCGCGCAACGAGTTCAAAAGGTCGAAGCGGAAGATAATTTCGGTTGTTCAGACCAGGTATGTCGAGCTCTGGCACGGCAACACCGTAGAGCGAGCACGGTCGACGAGGCATCCGACGAAGCCACCTGCTATAATGGTTTTCGACAAGAACTTCGAAGAAATGACAGATTTCTTGGAAGGGACTCGAAGGCGATTGCTCAAAGTGAACAAGGGCTCTGTATGGATTGCCAGGCGGGGAAAGAGACACGGCCCCAGCATCGCAGGCTATGTTGATTTCAGTAAGATCGAGGAAATGTCCACGGCGGCTGCACTAGTGCTCGCGGCGGAGTACCAACGCGCGATCGATATAATCAAATCGCCTCCTCCACTCGTAAATATTCGAAACTGGAAGGACGAAGTTCTCCTTCAGCTTTATCAACTAGGCTTTTTTTCTATCCTCGGTATCACCGATGATGCCCTGGCGGGCCAATTGTATACGCAGGGGGATGTTATGACGCTCAAGATACTGAGTGGATCAAACGCGTTGGAGACCGAGCAGGCAGACCAGATGCTCATGGAATTGGGCCGCTTTCTTGATCCCGAAAACCAGTTGCCGAATAACATCCGGATTCCGTTAAACTCTGCACTCTCCGAAGCGATGGTGAACGTGCGGAAGCACGCCTATCCGGAGGATTATGATTTTCAATATCGGCACTTGGGTCGGTGGTGGCTTGCAGCATCCGCAAACAGGCGCGAAAAATCCTTAACGGTAGTAATTTATGATCAAGGGGCTACAATACCTGTCACGTACTCCAAGATGGCAACATTGGACCATGTTCGGAAGTTTATCGATCAGATTGTGGCGCCCGGACAAAAGCAACCTTTTGCTTACGATGGGGTTCATATCGAAGCAGCCGCGAAGTTCGGAAATAGTCAAACAGGGCAAAGCCATCGAGGTAAGGGCCTACCAGACATGTTGCATGTAATCGATCAATGCCAAGATGGGCGGCTTGTGATCTTGAGCCGGGGCGGGCGGTATGTATATAACGCCGGCGGCAGGTCATCGCGGTCGTCCTATCATCGGAGCGTCGGCGGTACCTTAATTGAATGGAACGTAAGGCTTCCCGACGATGGACCTGGTGACCGCAATGACTGAGATTAAGATCAGAATTGCTGACTTCGCTAAATTTCCAGCAGGACGCGACGATGATGACGGGCCTTATAATGGCACGAAATTCCGTCGTCAAATTCTCGTGCCCGCCGTCGAGCGATCGCTTGCACACCCAGGGGATCGGATAACTGTCGTTCTCGATGGAGTTTTAAGCTTTGGGTCTTCATTTCTAGAAGAGGCTTTTGGCGGCCTTGTTCGAGAAGAGCATTTTCCGCGTTCGCAATTGCGGCAGATAATACGGGTTGTGGCTGACGGTCCCGTTTACCAAACATACAAGCGTCAGATTGAGAAGCACCTAGCGGCCGCTTGATGACCGATGAAATCCTTAAATGGATTGTGATGGCAATAGTGCCATTCTCGCTAGGCGTGCTCTGGCAATCTTGGCGCGCATCGTCAAGTGAGATTGCGTCCCAGCTCAACGATCTGCTTAAAGATCTCAAGCAGCTCGAAGAAATTGCTACCGAATTTTGGACAACAGATTCCAATGAGCCCAAAAACAGCATGCGCCAGGCTCGTATTAGAGGCTTAACGTTCGGATTGGCCCGATATGAAGAGCAGGCGAAACTGATCTTTGGACGTGAGTCAGGAAACTATTTGGCCTTGATGGATGACCTGATTGAGACCTCCACGGGCGGCGCCTTTGAGACTTCCGCACGAGCCGAAGACTATCAACGTGCGATACAGATTCAATCATTCACCTCGGAGCTCGCTCACATAGCTCGCAGTGCGCGTAGGCGCTCAGCGGGCATCAGATTTGCGACGTCGTACACTTCTCGTGCCGTCTACCGTGCAGTCGCCAGCGTTGTTAACGGTATTCCTGACTGCATTATTTATCCTCCCCGAGCCGCCTATGGAATATTGGTCGCAGCACGTCGACGGCTCCCAACATTGTTTTAGAGCTCGGCCGCGCACTTTATGGCGTGGCGCGACCCTGCATAAGGTCGCCTCAAGCGGTTGCAAAGCAATTGTCACCGAGCTGCGAGTCAGCCGATGGATCTTGGCCGGGATCCCGATCATGCTCGTCACCTTTGCAAACTATGTGTTGCCGGCAGAATGGTGGCATCGGGGAAGGTAGCGACGAACAATGTTATCGCTTCTCTTTGGCCGCCCCATTCAATGTTCCCATCGGAACTTGATTGTTTCTAGCAACGCCTGGCGCCGCTTCATCTCCGACCCGCCGCCATATATCGGTCGGTCGAATTCGTGGACCATCAGATCGGCCTGCAGTGTTGCTCAGGCATTCCCGTCCACATCGCCATCCTCTTCGAGGCTGTGCACCGGCAGATAGGCGTTCTTCTCCATCCACTCCCGGACGATGAACCGGACGGTATCGTTGCGGGTTTTGCCGAACTCGCCCGACAGATCACGAAGGGCTTCCTCTATATCGGTGTCGAACGCGATCGAGCCGGAATTCCGCAACAGCAGCGCGGCGCGGCGAAGTATTATCTGAAGGTCAGGCCGGGAGACGTCGGCTATCCGATTGGCGGCGTCCTCAAGCAGAGCAACGGTATCAGACGTTTTCATGTGACCTTCCATACGTTGGTGACCGTCACAGACGCGGATAGCGGGTCCGGTGCATTTCCTGAGCTTGCATAGCAGCCATACCCTTCTTTGTGATGCAGATTTCATCGTCAGCGAAGCTATTCCCTGGCTGATGGAAAACCTCGATATAACCACGGTCGAACAGTTTCTTCTGCGTGACGGGACCGAATGATCTGATGCCGCCAGAGTGTAAACGTGCACCCGTCCCGAGTTCCACCAGCCTAGCCATGGCCGCCCACTCGCGATGATCGAATGGCGGCTTGATTGGTTCGGGCGGAGCATCCAAGCCGCGGTCTAGCATGGACCGGTCCTCGGCTAACTTTGATGATGTCGCGGGCTCTGCGCCTTCGACCGGCACGAAACGAACAGTCACGCCCCCTTCGACATATTCGAAGACTAAGCCAGAGTCTTTCGCAGCGCGAGCAATGCGGCGCATGTCCGCTGTACTGAGAGATAATTTGACTTTTGCCACGCTCAGTCGTCCCAGTAGTTCGTCTTAGGCGGTGGATCGCCTTCCGGGTCATGTAGATCGTCGGGGGATGGATAAAGGGCCTCGGATATGAGACTTAATTGGATCTGTTCTACAGTCGTCCGCGCTTCGAGCTCCCTAACGCGACCCTCAGCCCACTCAATCATCCGACGGTATTCCGGCGGAAGGTGGTCTGCCTTGGGGACCGCATCTATCGTGGCCCGCAGGTCGGCGACTTCGCGGCGGATACCAGCGACCGATCGAAGATAAGCCAGGCGCTGTTCTTCCCGCTTCGCACGTTTCTCGGCCAATTCGCGTCGATGGCGAAGGGCGTTGCGGCGCCGATCCTTTTCGGCCGCTATACGAGCGTCTTCAGCCTTGGCCGCAAAGATGAGGCCAACACCGTCTACGAAATAGGCTAGCGATCCTTCAACGGTCTGGCTCTTTCCGTCAGACCACGATTTCCGAAGGCCCTGGGTCCAACCTTCACAGCCGAGTGTAAGTTTCCCTGTGTAAATGATATCGAATTCCGGCCAGGGCTCAATTCGTCCGAAAAACGACCATATATTTCGAGCTCGTTCCTTATCGCGCCTTGTCTTCAGTCTTTGATATTCTGCTTGCTCCTCCGGCGTCGGCTCATGTTTGATGCGCCGTCGTTCCTCGGTCAGTGAGATGACTGCCGAACCCAGCTCGCAGCGTAGCTGGAGCGTATCTCCCTCGATAGACAACCGCGCCCCTTTGTCCTCGCATACCCGCGCAAGATTATGCATTATGGTGACGGACCGCTCACGGCTCCGGTGATGCACTACGATGCCTGGGGCGTGAATGACACCATCACCATCTGATTTCGCCTTTCGTAATTGCTTGACGAGCGACGCAATCGATTTATGCGGATTTTCCCCTGGCTCCTCTAAAATGGGAGCGTCCGCCTTCGGTGCTTTAAGTCGCTTTTCGACTTGCTTCGTCTTTTCCGCTTTTGCCGCCGCTATTGCTGTTGCAGCCCCTTCACTGAGCCGGCGCTGGGCAACGCCGATGTGTATAGTGTGCAACGCCTTATTCTGCACGCTCCGCAGACGCGTCTTCTTAACAGGCTGCCCGGCCTCCAACTTTGCCCAATAACCTCTGGGGGGAACGGGCACCAAATGACGCCCACAAGTCTTCGCAAGTCCGCGATCGGAAAGCCCATAGGCTTCGGCGAGTTTCTGCATCGGCGTCGACCAGACGAGTTCGTGCAGTTCCTCTCGCGATAGCGTGCGCTTCGGCTCTTCCATGTTCATTCGCCCTTTTTGGCTCGGCTTGGTGCCCTCTTCCTTTTGGGCGGCGGTGGTTTCTTCGCGACATCTCGACCCAGCAGCGCCTCCAACCGATCTTTGGAAGATTGTCGATCTTCCTTCTCTTCCTGCTCCGCAACCTCATCCCAAAATTTCGTAGCGGACTGCCATTCCCGCCAAAGTTCTTCGGGTGGTCCAGTTGGATCGATCTCCCGCACAATGAGCGCCCAGCCCGAAAACACGGGGGATTCCTTCACGAAGTAGCGGCGCTGGACGGAGTAGAAGGTGGGCTCCGCAAAGTAGTTAGCCACGATGGTGTCGCCCACGTTCGGACAGGTGCCATAATAATCGAGAGGATAGGTAGACAGCTCTTCGACTTTGCCGTCGGTGTTAATTTCCAGCATTCGAACTTCGATGCGGGGTCGATCACCCCGCGGCAGTTTTCTCTCCGGCAATTCTTCAGGTGGAGGCAGTGAGCGGTGTTTTTGGCGCGGTGAGGTCATAATGACTCGAATGCTGCAAACTGCGCAGTCGAAGTCAAGCGCCTCGGCGCTTAGTAGGTCTTTCGTCGAGACTATTTGCCGGATCAGCGCTGGCTCACGCCTTTGGCAAGTCTTTCGCCCTTGGGGCTGCGGCTTCCAAAAGCAGCTCTCTAACCCAGTCACTTAGGCTTGCTGCGCCCGCTGCTTTCGCGGCATCCGCTAAGCGTTCATTTTCGGAATCTGTCAGCATCACAACAAGACGTTTGTCTCTCTTGAGATGCGTCGGCACCGGCGGTCGCCCCATTTCAATCTCCATGGCTCACTAGGCCACCCTCTTATATATCGCCTGCATAACTACCACAATAATTATGTGCATTTTTATTGACATGGTTAATTATGGTGGTTAATATGCACATAGAAACTACCCGAGCAGAGGAAAGCAAAATGCCGAAAACATCGATTCCGGCCGCTGGCGAAGCTATGCCGAAGTGCAAAAAAAGCAGTGCGCGGGCCGCTCGTCCGCTGAAGCTCCAGCTTCTCGACATCTCCGATCTGATCGGCAACGCGGCCAGTCTTCTTGATGCCCTCGATATGGCAACGAATGACATCATCGACATCCGTCAGCGGAACGCGCTGGCTGCCGCTTGCGATGTCCTTATGGGCCGTATGGACGACATCAAGGAAGCGATCGAAGCTGCCAGGGAAGAGGCTTGAACATGCGCGTATCGAAGCTGATGAACATCCTGGAAACAATGACCGAAGCTGAAAAGATCGATGTCATCGCGACGGTCCGCCAGAGAATAAGTCTCGAAATCTGTATCGAGAAGTTGATAAACCTTTTGGACGCCATGGATGGCGATGAGAACTTGGAAGCCGACAACGACAACGAACCTTGCTTGGGGGCGCCGGAGCACGTCGTTCAAACGCACTGGTATTCGCCGGTCAGCTTAGAACAGGCTGATCTCGAACTAGAAGACGAGAACGACGAAGACGGCGGCGACACTGAGCCGAACGGAGATGAAGTGGACAGCAGCTTCTCCGAGGATGAATAA